TCGTTCGGCTGACGATAAAAGTACTGGCGTTATGCCTCACCTCAAAATGTATGACGCATCTAGTTTGGCATACCGTCAGGGTCGCACCCGTCGTGGCAGTTATGCTGCTTATCTGTCTATTGACCATCCAGACATCATCAACTTTTTAGAGATGCGCAAACCAACAGGTGACCAGAATATGCGTTGTCTAAATATGCATCACGGTATTAATATTCCAGATGCGTTTATGGAAATTGTTGAGAAGTCAATGATTGATCCAAACTTTGATGATTCTTGGAATCTAGTTGATCCAGCATCAAATGAAGTTCGTGAAACAGTATCGGCAAAAGAATTGTGGCAACGTATACTTGAGATGCGTATGATGACTGGAGAACCTTACATTCACTACATTGATGAGTCAAATCGTAAGATGCCACAACACTTGAAAGATCTTGGCTTAAAGATTAACCAATCAAATCTATGCTCAGAAATTATTTTACCAACTAATGAGAAACGAACCGCAGTTTGTTGTTTGTCATCTTTAAATTTGGAGTACTATGATGAATGGAAAAACGATCCTTTATTCCTTTCTGATACTGCAGAAATGCTTGATAATGTTCTTCAGTATTTTATTTCTAATGCGCCTTCCACCATTAAGCGTGCAAAATACTCAGCCATGCGTGAACGAAGCATCGGTATCGGTGCTCTTGGATGGCACGCCTATCTGCAAAAGAATAACTTACCATGGGAAAGCCCACAGGCTGTAGGGCGTAACAAACAAATATTTGCTCACGTTAGAGGAAAACTAGATGAAGCGAACAAAAAGTTGGGATTGGAACGTGGTGAAGCACCTGACGCAGTGGGTACTGGGAATAGATTTAGTCATCTTATGGCTATTGCTCCCAATGCTTCTTCTTCCATTCTCATGGGCAACACTAGTCCTTCTATTGAACCTTTTCGTGCCAATGCTTATCGCCAAGACACTTTATCGGGTTCTCACTTAAATAAGAATAAACACCTTGATGTGGTTATTATGAAGCACCTGTCTGCTAGTGGTGCACCTTTGACACCGAAAGGCGAAGATGAATACCAACAAATTTGGAGTTCAATTATTGCGAATGATGGAAGCGTTCAGCACTTGGATTGGATGGATGACTGGACAAAAGATGTGTTCAAGACTTCTATGGAAATTGACCAGCGTTGGGTCGTCCAGCATGCCGCAGACAGGCAAGTATATGTAGATCAAGCGCAGTCGTTGAATGTTTTCTTTAGACCTGATAGCAATATTAAGTATATCCATGCTGTTCACTTCCAAGCATGGAAACAAGGTTTAAAGACTATGTACTACTGCCGTTCTGATAAGATTGCCAAAGCTGATAAAGTATCAAAGCGTATCGAACGTGAAGTTATTAAAGAAATTAATCTACAAGCACTAACAGGAGATGCTGATACTTGTCTCGCATGCGAAGGGTAATCATGTTAGAAATTGGACAAATTTATGAGATAGACTGTTTATTAACACCAGAAGAAATTAAAGAAACCCAAAAAGAGTTTGAGAAGTATGAGTGGTTTTTTAAAGCAGGGGAAACCTGGACTGACAAACCGATAAGAACATTTTGGCAAAAACCATTAGAATCTAGTGAATATATTCTTAATTTGTTTAACTACAAAATACAAACTCTATTACAAAATAAAATAGAAATTAATAGAATATATGGTAATGGACAAGCCCATGGTCAATCTGCTTGGGTTCATACAGATGATAGTATTGATGATGGAAATCTATATGCATCTCTAGTATATTATCTAACACCAGATTGGAAACCATATTATGGTGGTCATATTATTTTTGTTGATAGTGTAGATAATCCAGTCAATGTGTTAAAATCAGTATTTCCAAAATCTAATAGTGCAGTTATGTTCAATTCTATGATGCCCCACATGGCATTAGAACCTACAGTATATTGTTTACATCAAAGAGAAAGCATAGCAGTCAAATTTAAGGTAATAAAATGATAACAAAAACAAAAAACAATTTAACAGATCAACGAACATATTTTAAACCATTCAACTACCCATGGGCATATGACGCATGGTTGAAACACGAGCAGGCACATTGGTTGCATTCAGAAGTACCAATGGCAGAAGATGTTAAAGACTGGAAGAAAAAATTAACAAATGAAGAAAAACAATTTCTTACGAACATTTTCAGATTCTTTACACAGGGTGATATTGACGTGGCTGGTGGGTATGTTAACAACTATCTTCCTTATTTCCCTCAGCCTGAGATTCGTATGATGCTTATGGGTTTTGCAGCAAGAGAAGCATTGCATATTGCTGCATACTCTCACTTAATTGAGACTCTTGGTATGCCAGAGTCTACATACAACGAATTTCTTGAATACCAAGAGATGAAAGATAAACATGACTATGTACTTGATATTTCTAGCAGGAATGGTACTATCGCTAGCACTGCTGAGCATATTGCTGTTTTCAGTGCCTTTACTGAAGGGATGCAGTTGTTTAGTTCTTTTATCATGTTGCTTAATTTTCCTCGTCACGGCATAATGAAAGGTATGGGTCAAATTGTTACTTGGTCTATTGTTGATGAAACAATGCACTCAGAGAATATGATTCGCCTATTCAAAGAATATGTTAAGGAAAATAATGAAATTTGGAATGATGAACTAAAAGGAAAGATCTATACTATTGCTGAACGCATGGTACAGTTAGAAGATAAGTTTATTGATCTATGTTACCAAGGTGGCGACATGCGTGAGTTATCTGCAGAAGATGTTAAGAAATACATTCGATATATCGCAGATCGTCGTCTAATCTCTCTTGGTATGAAAGGTATCTTTAAAGTTAAAAAGAATCCACTACCATGGGTTGAGGAAATGATTAACGCACCAGTACACGGAAACTTCTTTGAGAATCGTGTCACTGATTATGCCAAGGGTGCGCTATCTGGCTCTTGGAATGATGTCTGGGGCAAAGCAGCATGATAGTAAAACAATTTCAATGTAACCATTGTAATGCTGAGGGTAAGATTACTGTAAAGGGTGATGACTTTAATTTCGAAGATATCGTTCATTGCCCACTGTGTGGTTCTGATATCTATGAAGAAGAGGGTCTTGACGAAGATGAATAATGTCAAGATTGTTCATAATGCATTATCTTTGACTTTGTTAGAAGTTATACAAGATTATGTTAAACATGGACAAATTAGACACAGCTATATGGACTGGGGTGCTGAAGTAATAAAAGCAAGCAACCCAGTCCTCATTAAAGATCTAAACGATAATCTATCAAATAGAATAATTAGTGAATTAAAGGTACACCTACCAGAACACAATGAAATTAAGTGTATGTGGTATGGTTGGATACGAGGTAGCTACATTCCTTGGCACTCAGATAATAATGTTAAATTTGGGGCTACTCTTTATCTAAACAATCATTGGGACGAAGACTGGGGTGGATATTTTGCTTATAAAGAAGCAAGTGAAGTTAAATGTATTAAACCAGATTTTAATAAATTAACTATCATAAAACCACCAGTTGATCATACTGTTTTTAATACAACAAATAATGCACCGATACGAGAAACGATACAAATATTTGGGAGATAAATAGTCCACTATGTGGACATTTAATAATAATATCATTGAAGAGTTACCTGAAGACTGCGTTGGCTTTGTTTATTTAATTACGAACAAAGTCAATCAGCGCATGTATATCGGTAAGAAATTAGCCAAGTTTGCTAAAACTACTTACAAAACTGTAACGCAAAAAAATGGCGTAAAGAAGAAAAAAAAGATACGTAGCAAAATTGACTCTGACTGGATTGAATACTATGGGTCAAGTATAGAACTAAATAAAGATGTTGAGGCTCTAGGAAAAGATAACTTTACTCGAGAGATTCTTTTTTATTGTAAATCAAAAGCTGAGTGTTCATATGTTGAAGCACGAGAGCAATTCGGGAGAAAAGTATTAGAATCAGACGAATACTATAATGGGCAGATATCTGTTCGTGTTCATGGTTCTCATATAAAAAATAAATTATGACATATCTACTATTCGGAACAGCATTAGCATTATCTGCTTGTGCTGCTTACTATTCTATTATGGGATTAGTTGCGATTTTCGCAGCTGCAGCCATTCCTATTTTCATTATGGGATCATTACTAGAGATTTCTAAACTCGTAGTAGCATCTTGGATTTATCAAAATTGGAAAGAAGTACCAAGGCTCATGAAGTATTACTTCACAACAGCTTTGGTTATTTTAATGTTGTTGACTTCAATGGGTATCTTTGGTTATCTATCAAAGGCTCATCTGGATCAAGCAATACCAACTGGTGATGTATCTGCCAAATTGGCATTAATTGATGAGAAGATTAAAACCGAAAAGGAGAACATAAATGCAAATCGTAAAGAACTTACTCAACTCGATGCTCAAGTTGATCAAACCCTCAGCAGAACAACCGAAGCCAGTGGAGCCGATCGCTCCATCATTATCCGAAGAGCCCAGCAAAAAGACAGAGCCAGAATCCTCAACGAAATCGGTCAAGCGCAAACCAAGATCGCCAAGTACAACGAAGAACGTGCGCCAATCGCCAGCGAAGTCCGCAAAGTCGAAGCCGAAGTCGGTCCAATAAAATATATTGCAGCACTATTATATGGTGATAATCCAGAAACTGATGTACTAGAAAAAGCAGTTCGTTGGGTTATCATTATGATTGTTATGGTGTTTGATCCATTGGCAGTTTTATTGTTAGTAGCTGCAAATTGGCAACAAAAACGTAACAGAGAAGAAACTGAACCAAAAGAAGTTTTTATTGATGAGGGTGAGTTACCACCTGTACCTGAAGAGATTAACCAAACAGAAATAATTGAACCAATCAAAGTTGAATTAACAGATGAAGTTCCAGTTTGGGAAGAAGTTCGTGTTAATATTAAACCAGAAGAAAATCCAATCGAACATACTGTTACTGGGTATGCCCCAGCCGAAGTTACTGATGAGGAATTAAACATCACTGTTGATGAAGGCAAAGATTGGGAACCAAATCTATACAATCGCTTAGAAAAACGTGATGAAACTCTACCAGAAAAAACTCAATCTTTTCTGAACAAAGCAAAAGAAGTGTTTTCAAGCATTGGCGTAAAAACTATTGAAAAAGAAGTAGACGATCTGCAAGACAAAAAACCTAAATAGTTCATAAGAATAACTAAAGTGGGTTTTAAAAATGGCAGAAATACAAGTAGAAGCGAAACCACTTTCTCGTTCTGAGAAAGAAGCAAAAATCAAAGACAAGGCTGGAATGGTAATCTGCGTTTTAGCAGCATTACTGGCAATCAACACATTAGTTGGTGGATCAAACTCCAGCAAAATTCTAAATAATACAATCGAAGCCAATAATACCTATGCATTCTTTCAAGCAAAGTCTATAAAAGGAACTTTGGCTGAGATGGCGTATGATGATGCAGTTCGTGCTAATGATATGAAAAAAGCAAAGATTTTGGCAGCAAAAATTGATCGTTATGAAAGCGATCCTGCGACAGGTGAAGGCAAGAAAGAGTTACTCGCCAAAGCAAAGAAGTTAGAAGCAGAACGAGCAGTGGCAAAATCACGTAGTCCATGGTATACCTACGCTGGTTCATTATTACAAATTGCGATTGTTTTATTAACTGCGAGTATTTTAGCAGTTAACACAAATATGTTTAAGGCAAGTGTTGGCGTCGGTATTATTGGCGCACTATTGATGTCACAAGCACTTTGGTTATGGATACCGTTCACCCTATAATTTTATTGAATATCTTTGTTATGAAAATCAAATCATTCTTAGATGGATCCATTAACACTCTTTGCTTTAGCAAATGGGGCAGTCTCGGCTGTCAAGGCAGGGTGTAAACTTTATAAAGATATTAAAGGCGCAGCTGGCGATGTCAAAGAAGTTCTCAAAGATCTAGACGATCAATTCAGTAAATTACACCCACCAGAAAAACCACCAACTGTAGCACAGAAGAATGCTTACGTAGAAGAAAAGAATCGTGTAATATCATTAAACAAACGAGATGGTGAAACTACTGGTATCTATACTGAACTTGGTAATCATCTTGGTGCATACTATGATAA